GAGTTTCCCAGTCACGATCGCCTTTAGGCGATCTAGGCGGTATGTTAGGTCTTGGTGGGTTAAGAAGTTATGAAAAGTCAAAAGGTTTGACCAAATGAGTAATTGGAAGAATTTTAAGCTAGATGAGTTTAAATGTAAGCATTGTGGTGAAAATGAGATTGAATATGAGTTAATAGATAAGTTACAATTGCTGAGAGAGGACTTAGGTTTTCCATTTATTATTTCTTCTGGTTATCGATGTGAAGAACATCCGATAGAAAGAAAGAAAAAGAAACCAGGCACTCACAATTTAGGGATTGCAGTCGATATAGCCTGTAGTCACAAAGAAGCATTACAAATAGTATCCGCAGCAGAAAGTTACGGATTCACAGGAATTGGAGTTAATCAAAAAGGCAATGGAAGATTTATACACCTCGATATCGCTAAAGCTACGCATGATCGTCCAAGGCCTCATATCTGGAGCTATTGATTTCTAATGGAACTTTCATTCTATGTGGTTTGGAATATGCTTGTAACTTTGGTTATCGCACCATTGTTCTACTCCATACGAAAAAATGAAAACGAAGCAAAAAGGATTGATATATTAGTGAATAAAACAAGAGAAGAAATAGCCAGAGACTATGTGACTAGAAATGCTCACAATGTTGAATATTCCAGATTAATGGACAAAATAGACAAACTTGATGCTAAAATAGATAAACTAATAACTGAATAATATGCCAAGACAAGAAGAGTTAGAATTAGAAGTATTGCGAAACATGATGAGGTCAGGTGGCCTTAATCTAGCAGGCCAATCAATTGCAACCGACCCAACATACAGATCTGGATTTGACTACGCACGATCAATAGCTGGCGGAATGCCATTTGAAGATGTGGTTGCACCTGGTATGAGTTTTTCTCCGGATCAACCAATGGGTTATACGCAAAGAGATCTTACAAAAGAAAGAATATATGGTGACTTTGATGGAACTATGCCTGTTGCTCCGACCAAAGGAACACCGGTAGAAGCATCTTACGAAACAATGCCTTATGCACCAGTTGGAACGCCAATGCCAACTCCTTTTATTCCAGGACAAACAACCTTTCCAGGAATACCAGATTTTTTGAAAGATTTAGATTTTAGTTTTTTAGAAAATTTAGATTTCAGTGGCTTGCCGGGTGTCAAGAAAGATACAGAAGAAATAGTTGAGCCTCAACAAGACTTTTTTAAAGTAGATCAAAACTTATTTAATTTTGAAGAGATTGCTGACAAGATTGATATGGATGAAGTTGCTAAAATAGATATAGAAAAAATAGACATTCCGGAATCAGTTAGTTTATTTAGTGACATATTAAAAGAACCGGTATCAGAAGAACCAACACTACCATCTATATTCGATCAGCCTACTGCACCGGTAATGCCAACCATACCTATGAAACCTATGGTGCAACCAATAAATGAGCCAGTAATACCAGCACAAACATTACCTCAACCAATTTTTGAAAACATACCAAAACCACAGCCATTACCAATGCCTGTAATGCCTCAAGTGCCTGTAATGCCTAAACCAATAGCACCAGTGCCTCAAGCACCAATGCAAATACCAAATTTGCCGATGAACCTCACTGGTTTACCGCAAATACCAGTCATGCCTGAACCCATAGAACGATTACCTGTTATACCTAAGATACCAGTCATGCCACAAATAACATATACACCACCTGTACCATCTTTTGTACAGCCTCAAATAGAAGACATAGTTTCCCCTATTAGAGCAGGTAGCCTAAGAAATTTTCAACAACCAGGATTATTTAATCTAGTATAAATGTCAGTCACACACGAAGAAGTAGTTAAAGCAGCAGAAGCCGAAAGAATTTTAAATTCTGATGTTTTTAAAGAAGCAATCGAAAATCTTAAAAACGAATACATAACTCATTGGTTAAACTCTCGTGGTATTGATGATGTTGCGGTTAGAGAAGACTTCCACAGATCCTTATTACTACTCCCCGAAGTAGAAAGACATTTACGCATCATGGCTGAGAAAGGCAAGCTCACAAAAGCCAACATAAACAAAATTCGTAACATAGCCTAAAACTTTCCCTTTTATACATTCTTGATATAAAATATCCCTAAATACAATATAGGAGTATTTATATGAGCAATAACGGAAAACCGACTGCTTTACAAACCGAAGGTCAAAAGGCAACCTCAGCGTTTGAAAGTTTCTTGGCCCCTGAAGAGGACACGCAAGAAGAAGCAGTCATAGAGGAAGCTGAAAGCATTGAACCTGAGATCGATGAATTAGAAGAACAAGATGATTTAGGTACTGAAGAACTTGTTGATGAAGAAGATCTTGAATACGATGATGAAGAAGATGGTGAAGAAGAAACGGAAGTTGAAGAGGTAGGAGAGCAACCCGTCTATAGAGTCACAGTTGATGGCGAAGAGATAGAGGTCACGCAGGACGAACTCATTAATGGTTATTCACGCCAACAAGATTATACGAGGAAGACACAGGAACTTGCCAATCAAAGAAAAACGATTGAGGAGCAATCTAAAGAACTTTCTCAAAGAGATGCGATTTACGCACAGTTGCTACCAAAATTAGAAGCTGAATTACAAGCTTCAATGGTAGATGAACCGGATTGGAAGACTTTAGTAGATGAAGATCCAGTTGCTTATGTCAGAGAACAACAAATCTGGAATGAGAAGAAGGAAAAGTTAGAGGCGGCAAAAGCTGAAAGACAAAGACTTGAAAAAGAGGCTTATGAAAAACAGCAACAACAACTTGCACAATTTGTACAAGAAGGCCAACAAAAACTCCTAGAGATCATACCGGAATGGAAAAATGCAGAAGTTGCTCAAAAAGAGAAACTAGCAATTCGAGACTATGGCATCAATGTTTTGGGGTATGCACCCCAAGAGATGGACGCAATCTATGACTATCGTGCTTTACTTGGTTTAAGAAACGCTTGGTTAAACTCTAAAACAGTTGAAGCCACGAAGAAAAAACCAACACAAAAAGCACCTGCAAGAGTGGCCCGACCTGGAACAACTACCAGAAAGAAATCGGTAGCACCAGCGAAAAGAGCAAAACAGGTTTTAGCAAAAACTGGAAAAGTCCAGGATGCTGCTAAAGTTTTTGAACAATTTTTAAAATAATTTTATAGGTAAATATAATGGCTAAAGTAACAAACGCATTTGATACATATACAGCGACTTCAGACAGAGAGGATTTAAGTAACATCATTTACAACATCTCTCCAATGCAAACTCCGTTTATGTCATCAATTGGAAAAAGAAGTATTAACAATGTTGTCTTTGATTGGCAAACAGAAGTATTAGCAACTCCAGTTGCTACTGGTGAACTAGAAGGTTTCGAACTTTCAAGATCTGCATCTGTTGCAACAACCAGAGTTAGCAATGTTGCTATGATTTCAAAAAGAGATGCAACTGTATCAGGCTCACAAGAGTCTTCAGACCCTGCTGGTAAGAGATCAGAAATGGCTCATCAACTAGCTATCATGTCTAAAGCTCTCAAGAGAGATATGGAAGAAGCTCTTTGTCAAAATGGCGACAAAACAACTGGTAATGCTACAACTGCTCGTGTAACTGGTGGTTTCGAGTCTTGGATTACATCCAACGATTCAAGAGGAACTGGCGGTGCATCAACTGGTGGCGGTGCTGCTCCAACTGACGGAACTCAAAGAGATCTAACAGAACAACTCTTAAAAGATACTCTTGAACTATGTTTCCAAAATGGTGGTGAACCTTCACTAGCTATTTGTGGCCCACATAACAAACAAGTTATCTCTGGTTTCACAGGTAGAACTCAAGCAAGACAAATGATCGATGCAAACACAGTTGAAGCATCAGTATCTATCTACTCATCTGACTTTGGTGAACTCAAAATCGTTCCATCAAACAGATCAAGAGAAAGATCTTTACTGTTGGTTGATCCTGAATTTGCAAAAGTATCTTACTTGCGTGATTTCAAAACAGTTGACATTGCTACAATAGGCGATGCAATGACCAAAATGATCGTGGTTGAGTATGGATTAGAAGTATCCAACGAAGCTGCTCATGGTATCGTTGCTGACCTTAATGTAAGTTAAGTTCTCGGTTAAGAACCTTAAAGGGATGTTTCGGCATCCCTTTTTTTTGTGGTAAAATTCTTGCATGGCTAAAAGAACTGTTATAGATCACAAGACTGGTTTTACTAACGAATTTATTACTGAGGGTGGTAAAGATATATTTCATACTACCCAAGATTTAAACCCGGTCATTGAACATTGTAAAAACATTGCAGAAAATGTTAAGCCAGGTAAAGATCTTCGCCATGTGGCAGAAGTACCATTGGTTGTTTATCAAAGAGCTTGTCGAGAAGGATGGGCCAATGATATGTCTCAATGGAGAAGATGGTTAAACAACTCAGACAATAAAGTCTTTAGAACATGGCAGGGCAAACTATGACATACGCAGAATTAAAATCTAACATTGCAAACTTTTTAAATCGTTCTGATTTAACAGACGTGATCGACACATTTATTGATAGCACAGAATCAGAGTTTAACCGCAGATTAAGAGTTAAAGGCATGATTAAAAGAGCTACTGCAACATTAGATTCACAATACATTTCAGTACCAACTGATTGGTTAGAGGCTATAAACATACAAATTGATAGCGGTGATTTCTCACCTTTGTTTCAACAATCCATAGAATCATTGGATGTATACAGAAAATCTAATGACAATGTAACAGGACAACCTATTTACTTTGCATTGGTAGATGATTCAATTGAATTTGCACCTACCCCAGATGGAAGTTATACAGTACAATTAACCTACTACGGAAAGATAGATGCGTTAAGCGATTCTAATACGAGTAACTTTTTATCCACAGGATATCCAGATGCTTACCTTTACGGATCACTAAAACACGCTTCTATCTATTTAATGGAAGATGAACGAGTGCCACTATTTACAGCACAGTTCGAGAAGGCTCTAGAAGAAATGAGACTAGAGCAAGAAAAAGCTGAGTTTGCAAAAGGTTCTTTAATGCAAAGAAGAAGAACATATGGCAAACGCAGAAAAGACATTTATTATTTTGGTAATAACTAGGAGTATAGAAAATGGCTGGATTTAGTGATTATTTAGAGGACAAGGTACTTGACCATGTATTTGGCGGTACTGCTTATACAGCACCAGGAACATTGTATGTTGCTTTGTATACAGTAGCACCTACTGATACTGGCGGTGGTACTGAGGTAACAGGTGGATCTTATGCAAGACAAACCTCTACTTTTACTGTCTCAGGCACAGACCCTACAACAGCGACAAACGCAGCAGCAATCGAATACCCAACAGCTACAGCCGATTACGGAACAGTGGTTGCGGTTGGTATTTTAGATGCTTCATCTAGTGGTAATTTACTTGCATATGCAAACTTAACCACTTCAAAAACTGTATCAACAGGAGATGTATTCAGATTTGATGCTGGTGATTTAGACATCACATTAGCTTAATACCATGGCCTCAGTAGGCTACGGGTTATACACATACGGGAAGTCCGACTATGGATCTCCCGTTTATCATTTTGGTGTAGCTACATCCGCCCAAACATCAGGCTTTACTGCTGAAGCATCAGTTATACGCTATGGTGCATCTGTTATACCAGGCGTATCTGACTTTGATTCAGTCGGTACAATTATTAAATTAGGGTCATCCACCCTTGCACAAACTTCAAACTTTACTGGTGATGGCGTAGTCCTCAAGTTTGGTGCATCAGTTATATCAGCAGTTTCAGGCGGTTCAGCTACAGGTCGACAAATAGATCGTGGATCAGCGACTATAGCTGAGACATCTGGAATGTCTGCAACAGGTAGACAAATAGACAGAGGTGTTGCGACCATTGCTGCGGTATCAGACTTTAGTGCAGTAGGTACGCAAATTGATAGGGGTGTTGCAACCATATCATCAACCAGTGATATGACATCTGCTGGGGTCTTAATTAAATTAGGATCTTCCACATTACCAGAAACATCTGGTATGACGGCCACAGGCAGACAAATAGATCGTGGTGTTTCTTCTATAGCAGCTATCTCTGATATGACTGCTACAGGTCGATTCACCATCAGTGCAAATGCAACTTTACCAGCAGTTTCAGATTTTGAAGCGATTGGTAGACAAATTGATCGTGGTTCAGCAACGATTCAACAAACAAGTGGTTTTTCTGCTGTTGGTGGTTTAAAATGGAATGACATTATAGTTCCAGCAGAGACATGGACAGATCAAACTGCACCTAGCGGTACATGGACAGAACAAACTGTTTCATCTTCAGACTGGACAACATTAGGCAAACAAGACGCAGCTTAAAGGAATTTTTTTATGGCAGATACATTTACTACTAATCTTAATCTTACCAAACCAGAGGTCGGTGCATCCACCGATACCTGGGGAACTAAGTTAAACAATGACTTAGATGACCTAGATGCAATCTTTAGTTCTACTGGTACATCGGTAGCAATCAACCTAGACGGAGCAGTCATAGATAGCTCTGTCATTGGTGGCACTACTCCAGCAGCAGGGTCGTTTACCACTCTTTCAGCTACTACAGTCAATGGTATAGCAAGTAAAACCTTTGGCACAGACTCCATAATGATTGGAGACACAACTACAGGTACTATTGATGCAGCAGATCAAAATACTGGAGTAGGTGTAGATGTTTTTGCGGCTTTAACAACAGGTGATAGAAACTCTGCCATTGGTTATAGAGCTTTGTATTCGAATACGACAGGGAGTTATAATACTGCGGTAGGAAGAACAGCATTAGAAAATAATACGTCAGCAGATGGAAATACTTCTGTGGGAGTTGCCTCGCTTTCACAAAATACTACAGGTGCTGATAATGCTGCTTTAGGTTATTTAGCTTTAAATTTAAACACTACAGGACCAAGAAATACAGCTGTTGGTAAGTCTTCTTTAGCGGCAAACACTACTGGTCAAAATAACACCGCAGTTGGTTATAACTCGTTGGTAGTTAATACAACTGGAGCAGAAAATACAGCAGTAGGGGTAGCAGCATTAGACGCTAATACTACAGGTGCTAATAACACAGCAGTTGGTAGAGCAGCTTTAGGAGCAAATACTACAGCATCAAATAACACCGCAGTTGGTTACTCTGCATTAGGAGCAAACACCACAGGTGCACAAAACAATGCTTTTGGCAAAAACTCCATGAGAGACAATACAACAGGTTCAGATAATGTCGCTATGGGTGAAAATTCGTTATTAGTTAACACTACAGCTTCTAACAACACTGCAATCGGTTCAAATGCTTTACAACAAAACACCACAGGAACTAGAAACACAGCAGTAGGTGCTTTAGCTTTAGACGCCAACACAACAGGAAATTACAGCACAGCAGTTGGCTATAATTCTTTAACCGCTGCAACAACTGGAACACATAACACAGCAGTCGGAGATTTTGCATTATCAGATACAACTACAGGCGTTGACAACACAGCAGTAGGTCAAGGAGCATTAGAAAACAATACAACAGCAGATGCAAACACTGCAGTTGGTAAAGGTGCTATGACTGCAAACACCACAGGATATAACAACGCAGCAGTTGGCAAGGATGCATTGCTTGATAACACCACAGGACATTCAAATGTAACATTAGGAACAAGTGGGTTAGCAAACAACACCACAGGAGCTAATAATTCAGCAGTGGGTCATGGTGCTATGTTTGATAACACAGCTGGTGGTAATAACACAGCACTTGGTTATCTTGCCTTGGGCGACAATACCACAGCATCTAACAACACAGCAGTTGGTTACGATGCTTTACGAAAAAACACCACAGGTGGTAGTAATGTTGCACTTGGAGCCTACGTTTTAGATGCTAATACAACAGGAGCAGATAATACTGGGGTAGGAACTTCAGCTTTAGGAGCAAGTACCACAGCGTCAAACTGTACAGCTGTGGGCGTTAATGCTTTAAGAGCAAATACTACAGGTGAAAATAATACAGCTTTTGGTGCACTAGCCTTATATGGTTCTACAACTGCTGCAGCAAATGTAGCTGTAGGACACGCAGCAGGTTTTGCAAACACCACAGGTTATGACAATGTTTTTGTTGGCAAAAGTTCAGGTATTTCTAATACCACAGGCTATGGAAACACAGCAGTGGGAAAAAGTGCTTTACAATCAAATACTACAGCAACATACAATACTGCGATTGGCATACTTTCAATGGATGCTTCTGTATCAAGTCACGACAATACTGCGGTTGGTGCAACTACTTTGACCGCTATGACTTCAGGCACTCGCAATTGTGCGTTTGGCTCATCTGCTTTAGATAATGTTACAACAGGCTCATATAACGTGGGAGTAGGAGTGCTAAGTGGTGGTGCGGTTACAACAGGTAGTTATAATACTTGTATTGGAGATGAAGCAGGAAGTAATTTAGCATCAGGTGCATCAAACAATACTTGTTTCGGTTTTCAAGCAAGAACAGGGTCTACCAACAGCAGTCATAATATCGTAATTGGGTCTAATATAACAGCAGCATCATCAAATAATAGGTTTAGTTTTGGTACAGCAAGTAATATTGTTCATAATAATTTTGATACAAACGCTTCTTGGACAAGAACTTCTGACGAAAGAAAGAAAAAGAACATTAAAGATGATGTTCTTGGGCTAGACTTCATTAATAATTTAAGACCAGTTACTTTTGAATGGAAGCCTAACAACGAGTTTCCTGAACATTTTAAAGATTACAAACAAAACAATGAAATGACTACAGGGGTAACCATGCATGGAATGATTGCTCAAGATGTTAAAGCAGCTTTAGATAAAGTAGGTGTAGATACTTTTGGTGGTTGGGAAGAAGACTCTGAAGATGGGTCACAATCCATATCACAAGAAATGTTTGTACATCCTTTAATTAAAGCAGTGCAAGAACTGTCAGCACAAAATGCTGATTTATTAAAAAGAATAGAAGCCTTAGAAAGCTAACAACAATAGGAGTATAAAAAATGCAAACAGTAGAACAACTATTAACAGCAGCAACCGATAGCGTAACTTTGATTAACGAAGTAAACGCTGGAACTTGGAATGTTGGCAGCATGACCCAAGAAGAAATCAACGACATGGTACAAAGAAATGTAGACCACCTTGAAATTGTCTTGGCTTATGAACCAGCAGATGAAGATGATGAAACACCCGATGTAGCGGGAGACTCATCAGATAAGTCTAGCTATACAGATGCGATTGCTACAGGTAATACATACATTTCCAACAACAGCTAAGTGAATGGCATTATTCCCAATCACTCCACCCGCAGGCATAGTCAAGAACGGAACTGATTATGGCAACAAAGGTCGTTGGGTTGACGGGAATTTAGTTCGCTTTGAAAATGGCTACCTTAAACCTATAGGTGGCTGGACAAAACTTAGAGCTACAGCACTAGATGGCGCACCCATTGGGATGTACGCCTACAACGATAACTTGGGCCAACCAATATTAGCAGTTGGTACAAGAGAAAAGGTTTATGTTTTATACGACAACACCTGGACTGATATCACACCAGTAGGCTTTGTTAATGATGCAAGTAATGACCCTCTTGGTTTTGGTGCATACCATTACAATGTCGAAGATTATGGTGATGCTCGTTCACAATCAGGTTTACCTTTAGATTCAGGTCATTTTTCTTTTGACAATTGGGGTGAACATTTAAACTTCTGTTTTTCTGGCGATGGTAAGATTTATCAATGGCGACCAGATTCAGCAGGTGGATCACCCGATACCATAGCCACAGTCGTATCTAACGCACCCACAGGCAATCAAGCAATTATTGTAACCAACGAAAGACATTTGGTGGCTATAGGTTCAGGCGGAGATCCAAGAAAAATTGCTTGGTCAAATAGAGAAGATAATACCAACTGGACATCTAAAGCCACTAACACCGCGGGTGATTTACAAATACCCACAGGCGGCAGAGCCATAGCCGCAGCCTCATTTGGTAATGACATTATTATTTTTAGTGACACTGGTATCAGCAGAATGTTCTATGCAGGTTCACCATTTGTTTATGGTATTGCTGATGCTGGAACTAACTGTAAAGCAGTCAGCGTAAAAACCATTGTGCCAGCAGGTAATTTCTTAGGATGGATGGGTGAAAACTCTTTCTTTGTTTATGATGGTACTGTTAGAGAAATACCATGCGAAGTGCATGATTATGTTTACGATCAACTCAATGTACCAGGTAAAAAATCTTGTTGGGGTGGACACAACTCTAACTTCAATGAATTGTGGTGGGGATTCCCAAGCGGCACATCACAATACTCACCAAACAAATATGTGATTTGGAACTATGGTGAAAATGTTTGGTCTATTGGTGAACTAGATAGAGGTTGTTGGGTTGACCAAGGTGTGTTTGATTATCCAACTTCAGCAGATAACGCTGGGTTTGTATATCAGCACGAATCAACTGTATTAGGTAACTCACCTAATTTGGGTACTGCTGTTCCATATGCGACCTCTGGGCCTATCGAAATAGGCAATGGTGACAATTATGTTCAATGCAACCAAATACTTCCAGACGAAGAGGCTAATTCGTTGCCAGGTGTCACTCTTAGTTTCAAAGGTAAATTTACTCCACTCGGTGCAGAAACCGACTTTGGATCATTTACTTTTGAAAGTGATGGCTATACCGATGCTAGGTTTACTGCAAGACAAGTCTCAATGACAGTCACAGGTAGTACCGCACAAGATTTTCAAGTAGGAAAGATTAGACTAGATGTACGCAATAGAGGTAAAAGATAATGGATCTATCCTCACAAAGACAGTACATTCAAAGGGCGGAAACAGCCAAAGTTATACTTACAACCACAGACGATACAACTTTGTATACATCACCCAGTGGTGGTGACTTTGATTTTTCTATTGTGGAGTCTATCTTGGTTTGTGACCATGATAACCAGCAAACAAATATCACAGTTACAGTGGTAAATGGTGGTACAACTTATACTTTTTTTAAAGAATATGTAATTACTGCTTACGATACAGAAGAATTATTAACTAGAAGTTTTATCTTAAAACAAGGTGATATCATTAAAGTTCAAGCTGATCGTGCTGGTAATTTAACTGTTTATGCAAGTATCGTTGAGTATGGAAAAGGCGACTAATAAAGTCATACCCATTAAGAAACAACCTGAAGAATGGGAAGTTCAATGGGAACGCTGTAAGCCTTTAATTGAAAAAGCTATAGAATACCAAGACTCCTATACAATTGACGATGTAGAAGCTAAAATAAGAAATGGAATAGCCTTATTATGGCCAGCAAAAGAAACAGCTATAGTGACAGAATTTGTAGTTTTTCCTAACAAGAAAGTATTACACATTCTCTGCATAGCTGGTAAATATGAACAAGTGGAAGAAATTTATAAAAGTATAGAAAACCACGCAAGAGAAATAGGTATAGATAAAATTACGGGAATTGGTCGTAAGGGTTGGTTTAGAAAGGTTAAACACCTTGGATTTGAACAAGAATACATGATAAGTAAAGAGTTATAGGATAGATATATGGCATCAGCAATACCAACAATCGCAACAGTCATTGGAGCTGGGGCAGCAGCAAAGCAGGCCTTTGATCCCGAAACAGGAAAAACAACTACACAAATGGATCCGGCTCAACAAGCCATGTATGAAGATCTTTACAGAAGATCTCAAGGCATAGCCGCACAACCATTTGTACCCTACACAGGGAAAAGAGTTGCAGGATTTTCCCCGGATCAACTTAGGGCCTTTCAAGCTACCCGTGGTATGTTTGAATCTGGTCAACAATACGATCCGCTTGGAACACTTAGTCAGCTAGGCCAACAACCAACACCAGGTTTATTACAGGCAGATATTGGTGCATATCAATCACCCTATCAGCAACAAGTCATAGATCAAACCATGGCCGACATTCAGAGACAATCTGATATTGCACAGCAACTAGCACAATCAAGAGCAATTAAAGCTGGTGCATTTGGTGGTTCTCGATCTGCTTTACTTGAAACTGAAGCAACCAGACCTTATATAGAACAACAAGCAAGAACTTCAGCCGCGTTAAGACAAGCTGGTTTTGAACAGGCACAAAGAGCCGCAGAATCAGATATTGAAAGACAGATGCGAGACAGACAATTCCAGGCTGGTATCCAACAACAACTCTTAGGCGAACAATACAGAAGCCTTGGATTGCTTGGTGGTATCGGTGGTCAACAACAACTTTTACAACAAAGAGCGTTGGATGTTCCTTACCAAGAATTTGGCAGAGCGTTAGAGTATCCAAAACAACAACTTGGTTTATTGGCTCAAGGCCTTAGTGGTCAACCTCAATTTGGTGGCACAAGTGGATATCAACCAACTACAATGGAAGGCGTAACATCCGCACTAAACATTCTTGGTTCTCCATTCATGCAGACTGCTTTTAGTGGCATGGGCGGTGGTCGTGGAACTGCTCCAGTTTTTTCAGGCGTTAGCACTGGAACAGGTAGTCAAGGCGTAGATTTTTTAATTGGATAATTATGGCAAATTCATTTCAAAAACTAGCAGACATTCTTAACATCGAAAATGCAAGACTGTCCGGTGATCCTAGAAGATTGCAGGTTGCATCACAGATGCAAGAAACAAAAGAATTAAAACAAGCAACCGCACAAAGCGAGGCTGAGATCAACAAAGCAATTGATGAGTCTAACTTGCCTGAAAGTCAAAAGAGATTGTTAAAGGCTTTAAGTCTAAAAGAAAAAGCTGCTTTGTTTTTGGAAACACAGAAGCCTGAGAAAGGATTAACTCCTAACGAAATGGTTAAAATGGAAGAGGCTAAAGTTTTACAAAAATTACGAATAGTTAATGGAGATGTAACAAAATTAACTCCATATGAAAAAAATATTTATGACAACTATGTTAAAGGCGGAAGCATAAATCCGTTTATGGAGCTGTTAGCCAAAGAAATGAGTGGCAAAGGAGCAACTCCCCCGCCCGTATCCAAAACATATACTGTAACAAGCGGTATATATAAAGGAGATTCAGCAGATGACATTATTAGTAATGCTAAAAATTTAAACCCACAATTAACTAGAGAAGAAGTTATAAAAAATTTAATATCTCAGGGTATTATATCCGAGGGATAAAACATGGCCGAATTTATAGTTCCGCCCCCGTCTAAAAAAGAATCAGAAAATACAAAAAGCGGATTTGTATTACCAAAACCAACACCAACACCAGAAACTGCTGGTTTTGTTTTGCCCGAACCAACTCAAGAAGGAACATCTTTCTTTGGTGATATCCCGGAAGCGGAATTAAGAAAAGATCCCGAATTTATTAGAGCCGCAAAAAGCATTTATGAATGGAATGAAGGTAGAACTTTTGGTTTTAAAAAGAAAGAACCAAAAAAATTAAACTCAGACGAACAGTATGCTGATTATGCCCTTAGATATATGGGATGGTTTAATTACAACATACCCAAAATGGGTAAAGAGGTTTTAGATCTAAAATCTGCTTCTGATAAGCAAAAAAATGATTTTGTTACCTTGATGGATAAATATGACCAAAAGAAAATTAGTTTAGCTGGTACAGGAAGATTTGCCGCAGGTGTGCTTTCAGATCCTAGCACTTATGTTGGTATAGGAACTTTTGGTGCTGGATTGGCCGCAAGAGAAACAGCAAAAGCAGCCGCCAAAAGATCTATAAGAGAAATGGTTAAATCTGGTTTAAAGGTTGGTGGAACTATTGGTGCATTGGAAGGTGCAACTTATACAGTTGTTGATGATGCTCTGCGTCAATCAGCAAGAATACAAGCTGGTCAACAAGAAGGTTATGATGTTGGTCAGGGTGCAAAAGCGGCGGCATTAGGAACTACATTGGGCGGAGTTTTGGGCGGAACTGTTGGTGCTGTATCAGGAAGATTCAAAGGTAAAAAAGTTGTTCAATTTGAAGATAGCGTAGATAAAGAACTTGTTGATCTAGGGTTGGATCCACAGAAAGCAAGACAGGCTGAAACGTATGATCCTTGGGCGGATCCAATAGAAACACAAGATCCAGTGAAAAGAGCAAAACAAATAGAAAAAAATGTTAAATACCAGGAGCAATATAAAGATTATAGAGCCGGTAAACTCCAAGATATTAAGATTGACACAAAGCCAAAAGAAATAAACATAAAGCCTGGAACCTTGGGTGATCTAGTAATAAACGATCCGCAAGGATATATCAAAGAAGTTTATGATGTTGATGCCCCAGATGTCTCTTATCCAAAATTAAAAATAATTAAAATTGATGATGGCCAAACTGGCGAGCCTAGATTTAACTTGGTGCAAAATCTTTCTTTAAAAGATGCTTACGATGATGTCACTTTATCTAATATGGCCAGAACAAATAGATTGTCTGATGAAGATCTTATAAATTTAAAAGAAGATGTAATTATTGAAAGAGATTTTAATAGCCTTGATGATGCAAAAATGTTTGCAGGTGAAGTGGTTGAAGAAATTAAATTGCAACAACCAAAAATAGAAACTCCGAAACCAAAATCTAAAAGCAATGCACTTCCAGAAAGTTTAAAGATACCGCCTAAGCCAAAATTAAGAACTGCTAGACAATATCTTAAAGGAGCTATTGGAAAAGACTCAGGCGATATGGGTGATTTTTTACAAGCACTCGAAGGCAAAAGCGGTCAATTACCACCAGCTTATAGAGCCAAACCTGGAACAACTGGAATTGGTGCAGATGGTGTTATTGCTCGCATGCAAGAAGATGGCTTTTATCCAAGAGCAACCATAGAGGGGGATCGTGGAACAACTGCCGGACAAGCAGATTCTTTTTATGACGATATAGCTGTAGATAAAACACATCCAGAAGATCAACTGGCATTAGATCTTTACAACCAACAAGTTGATGAAATACAAGCAAAAAAAGAATTACTAAATGAGTATGGTGTAGATCCCAGGGGAATGAGCGATGAAGATGTTGCAAAAGTTTTACAAGAAATACAAGACCAACAAATACCACCAGCACGAATAAAAGAAGCTCCCCCAATGGAAATTTATGAACAGGCTGTTAGGCAAACAGATGAACCTATGCTTGGTACCACAGATTTTCAACAAGACACTACAGTTGCTTTAAACCAAAAGGTTATAGATGTTGGAACACAAATTATGGATGAGTTGGATATACCAAGAAATCCAAAAGTTTTAATATCAGACCAAATAAAAGAAGCTATTTTATTGGCAAATGAAAATAAAATTTATAGAGATAAATTTGCTGAAGTTTTGTCAAGAAACAATTTAACTGTAAATCAATTAAGTGATTTCTTTAGGGAAAGCGTTGCCGATTCAGCAAGAAGGATGCAACAACTTTCTGTCATAAAACAATCATTAAAAAAAGTTGGTCAAGATCTTGGTGAGATTGAAAAACAAGAAGGTTTTTATTCTAACTTTATTGATAACTATTCAGACATAATTAGATCCCTGGACAATATAAGAAGGGGTTTATTGGTTAGTCAGATTGCTACAGCCATGCGTAATAATACTGCACAAATTGGCCGGGTAATGTTAAACACTTTAGTCCAAGCGTTTGATGGTGCTTTAAATCAAACCTTTAATCCGGTAAGAAGGGCCTTTGGAACAAAAGAACAGTTAGTAGATCACACTAAATCTTTTAGATTATTTATCAACTTAACCAAAAATAAATCCAAAGCAAAAGATTTAACTGAATTTTTAACTAAATATTATGTGAATGAGGGTGATAAATTATTCACTAAGTATGCGTCTGAGGTTGCCGATTCATCTAAAGCAAAAGTATTTAAAGGTGCACAAAAAGCAGTAGATGGTCTGAACTTTTTAAATAGGATGCAAGAGTTTTATTATCGAAGAGGTATGTTTGCAACATCAATACAAAACACCCTGGCAGAAAAAGGCATAGACATAAACAAAATTGGGATTGGTGATGATTTATTAGATTACATTTCTGCTGACGATGTATCAAAAGCAGTAGATGATGCTTTGTACTTTACTTATGCCAAGACTCCGGACAATACATTTCTTAAAAAGTTTGTAGAAATTTCTAACTCAATACCATTCATTACAACAGGAGTTTTGCCTTTTGCAAGATTTATGGCTAACGCAGTAGAGTTTCAATTTAAACATAGTCCAATTGGTTTTGGTTTGTTATTAAGACCAAATGAAATTAAAAAAATTGCTGCTGGAGACACTTCCGCCATGAGTCAAGCAATTGTTGGAACAACCCTGTTGCTTGCAACAATTGAGGCAAAAAGAAAAGGTCCAGAAGATCAAAAGTGGTATGAATTACAAACATCTGAAGGAAAAACGATTGATATGCGACCATACTTTCCGCTTACTCCTTATATGTTTGTTGCCGATGTTATTACAAGAATAGAATCAGGAAGAAACTGGGGTGATGCCAAAGACATATTACAAGCTTTAACCGGAGCACAGTTTAGGGCGGGTGCTGCATTGGGATTTGTAAATAATTTATTAAATGGCTTGTCTGGTTTAGATACGCAGGAAAAAATTAATAGATATATGTCTGATTTTGTGGGAGATGTTATTGGTGGTTTTGCAACACCCCTTAGAATGTTTAATGATTTCTTAGATCAAGAACAAGAATTTAGAAGGCCCGAACTAGAAGGAGAATTTTTCCCGGATCTTAGCAATAAACTTTTGATGAATGTTCCTGTTGCAAGAGAAAGATTCCCAGAAGTAGAATCCCCAACAAGAACAGCTACACCTGGAAGGCCGGAAACAGTTAAGCTTCCATTTACGGATATAGATTTACCAGGTCCATTGACAAGACAGCTAACCGGTATAACAGTAAGAGAAGAAAAGAATGATGCTGAAAGAGAGTTTGACAGACTTGGTTTTAAAATGCGTGATATTTTGCCATATTCTGGAAATGAAAAAGTAGATCAAACTAGAGCAAAATATATTGGGCCATTGGTTGAATCTAGCATTTCTCCACTTGTTAAAAGTGAAGGATATTTAAAGTTAAGCAATGCAAAAAAAGAGCTGGCACTTAGAACTGTTTTAAAAGAAATTAGAGGTGCGGCTAATGATTACATTAAAGAAAATAAAATTAACGAAGTTCAATTTCAAAAATCTGCATTTAATAGACAGCCAAAATATATTAAAAAATTGCTTAATGAAGCCGGGGTTAAATGGGAAACAATTAGGACTGATTTACTAGAATAAAATGCCCCAAGCATCTGAGCGAGTTGGTCGTTTTGGTGAATATCTCACAGCAGCAATCCTCTCTCAAGTTTCTGACACAGTAACCATCGTTCCACACAACGCATCCGCAGACATCATCTTTGAACACAACCTAAAGCTGTATAAGTGCCAGGTCAAAACTCAATCTAAAATAGAAGAACGCAGAGGCAACTGGCGGTTTGATATGCGTAAAGGTCAACACGCAAAAAACAGACAATATAAAAATAACGAAATAGATGTGTTTGCTTTTGTGGCAGTACCGCACAAAAATGTGGTGTTTTCTAAACCTTTAGACCAAGCTCAATTAACCATCATTGATGAACACATGAAGAACAATGATGCTGTTAAAAACATCAAAGATATATTAAAAGATCTTAGTTAAAGATTCTTAATATCAAATTTAACTTTCTGATCCTCATAATGTTTAGCAGAGTTAATTCCTAATTGTAAAAAATACTCTGCTAACGCTTGAGGATCTTTCTGCATTGATTCAGCAAAGTCAATCAGAGAACGGGCGATGTATTTATTAATATACAAAGCACTATTGTTGTTTCTCTCTTTAACAATTGGATCATCAAAATCAGATAAGTTCATTACCATACTCCTATAAGGATTTTTTCAATAGCTCCTCTGGTATCTTATTACCATCACGATCTAACCCAAAAACCTTTTCAAGTTCCAGGTCTATGTAATGCTTGGCCTTAAAGAGATCTTCAACTTTATCGTGCTTATCCCTGGTCACAAGTTTTATTACATTCCCCAAACACCAACCAATGTTATTAGCGATAATATAATCTATCGGCTCAATATTGGTTCCCTTATTGTAGTGATCTCCACCTACCTGGTTGTTGGAAGCCAAGCGATCTCTTGCTTGATCCCAATCCTGCGGTGTAGCTTTGTCTATTGACATAAATACTCCTTATTTTTAAATAAATATTACCATTATTAGTAATATTGAGGTATTATAGGTGAAATCTGAGAAAAGGGAAATTTATGGAAATTAAAGATCTGAAAGAATTTGACATCACCAACACTATAGACGCTGACGAACTATCCAGACGCTGGGGAGTTAGCAAAAAAACAATAGATAATAAAAGATCAAAAGGAATGGGGCCTGGTTATTGGAAGATAACAGGAACTATTTTGTATGATCTTGATGATGTAAAAAGAATAGAAAAGGAATCTTACATTTCCAACAATGCCTAGTAAACACGCACTACTGTCCCCCTCGGCTTCAGACAAATGGACTGTCTGTCCTGGTATGCCTAAACTTGCATCACAAGTTCCGTACACTACAAGCATCCCTGCTGTGACTGGTACCTTGGTACACCAAATGTCTGAGATCTTAATGAAAGGACACCTGGATGGTGATATATCTTTAGAAGATTATTGGCTTGGTAAAGTCGAAATGGTTGAAGATTTTGAGATAGAGATAGATCAAGAGATGATTGATTGTGCAAAGATCTATACAGACTATGTAGAGGCAAGAACAAAAGAACTCAATGGTAAGTTGCTCATTGAACAGCAAGTATCAATGGAAGAGATAAGCGAAAACATATGGGGTACTGCTGATGCAATCATACTCTCAGAAGGTCGCATATGTGTAATAGATTTAAAGTCTGGTAGATGGCAAGTCTCACCGGAATATAACAAACAGCTAATGATCTATGGCCTGGGTGCATTAACCAGGTATGGCAATGCTGAAACAATCATGGAACTAACGATAGTTCAACCTAGAGGAGTAAAGAAAGAACGGGCGGTTAAGACATGGGAAACCACCGGAGAAAATCTTGCTAACTGGGGATTCGATTTTCTGAAACCACGGGCGGATGCCTGTATGGATGAAAACCCTAAATATGTATTTGGGGATCATTGCAAATTCTGTAACGGACGCAGTCTTTGTGAAACTTTTAAACTTAACACGGGAGAAAAATAATGTCTGAAGAAAAAGAACTAACCTTTACCTTTGATGAAGACGGTAAAGAATACAAAGTAGAAGACTTATCAGATGAAAATAAGATTCTATATAACAAAGTCACGCTTGTTAATAAACAAAGACAAGATGTGATTGCTAACGCTAACTTTGAAGTCGAGAAGTTAGAGATACTTGGAAAGCACTACAGCAATGCTTTGAAAGAAGCTGTTGAGGGTGATGATACTGAAGTTGAGGTGGTCGAATGAGTCTAGCTGATATAAGAACTAAATCCAAAAAGAAGGCACCCAGGATTGTTGCCTATGGTGGGGCTGGAGTAGGTAAAACTTACTTTGGTTCGCAGATGCCAAATCCAATTTTTGTATTAACAGAAGATGGTATGGGTACCATTGATGCACAACAATTTCCGTTGTGTAAATCTTTTGAGCAAGTCATGGGTTATCTCCAGGATCTAATTGATGAAGACCACGAATTTAAAACTGTGGTTATTGATTCGTTAGACTGGTTAGAGCCATTGATATGGGATAAAGCCTGTCAAGATAATGGTTGGAAATCTATTGAACAACCTGGATATGGTAAAGGTTATGTAGAGGTGTTGAGATATTGGCGTCAATACATAGATCTGTTAAATGTCTTGCGTGAAGATAAGGGTATGATTATTTTGCAGATTGCACATAATCAGATTAAAAGATTTGAGTCTCCAGAGATAGAGGCTTTTGATAGACATGAGTTAAAACTGCACCGCAAGGCCGCAGATTTAAT